TACTTGCACCATCATTTGCGTTTGGCTGTGAACTAAATAATTTGTTAGCTCGAAATAGTGCCTTAAAATTAAACTTTAATTCGACTTTTTCGTTCTTTACTTGAATTTCTAACATGAATATCCTCCTGAATTGTCGTCTCAGATCGGCCGTAGCCTACTCATCTCTGTGTGCGATTAATTAAGCGTGAGAAGTGGTTGTAGTGGTTGACGTTGCTGTGCCATCCGCAAATTCGCCGGCTTTTTCGCCAGGGCGTTCGAATGCGTAGAGCTGATGTAGCATTGCAACCTGCGCATCAGAAAGTGGGAACGTTCCCGGTGTACCGTCTTCGTTCTTGTCAGCGAGCTTACCGATGATGTTCAAAGTGAAGTCAATCTCGGAGAAGCTGTCTTCATCAGAGATGTCGGCACTGTCAACAACACCATATCCAAACATTGCCGGATAAGCTTTGTGGTCACCTTCTACAACGGCCAGACGTTCATCGACAATGACACGCCATACTTTGACCTGTCGGCCTTCGTGCTTGGCGTCAATGATGATTTCATGTGCTTTATCGCCCGGAACCATGTAAGTTGTAAGCTCAACGCTGTCTTCGTTGGTGGATGCGGCAATGACACGACCCATCTTGGTTTGCTCATCAAGAGAATCACCTTCAATGTTTGTGTCGCCGGATTCTTGGTGAGCCGGCAAGATTGCAGGACTGCCAATTGGTGCTACTGCTGGGTTAGTTGATTGGATGAAGTACCAAACATCTTTACCACGATATGGGGTGTCTTTTACAAATTCGATTCCGTTGTTTACTGGAATTGCCATAATTAATAGTCTCCTTCTAAAGTAATGAGAAGCATACAGCGACGCAATGGTGTGCTATCGCCCATGCTTGTGTCGATTGAATTAGATGCCGTTAATGACTGACATCGTGTCACTTTGCTAAGCGACCATTTCACCTTGCGAACGAAGTCCTCCCACTCAGCCGGTGGAGTGTCGATACTGTCGTAGATGTCGATCTGCTGGCCAACACTCGATAGCGTCCCCGTCTTGGATGACATGTCACCATCAACGTGAACGTTCACGAAAACTAATGGCAATGCGCTCTTAGCGTCCGGCTGAATGAATACAGGATTGAGACCGTCAGCAGTCAATTGTGTTTGAACATCTTCGTACCATTGAGAGAGTGTCATTTGAACGTGGCCGCCTCCTTCAACTTGTCCATTGTCGTTTTAATGAACAATGATTGTGCTGCTGAAACGGCTGGACGAATGAATGGCTCGGCTGACATTTTGTATGTGCCAAATTCAACAAAGGAAGAATAATCAGCCTTGGCATTAACGGTTCCAGTCACAGATGTAGCCGTCTTCTTAACTGGCTCAACACTAATGTTGTTTGCCATGTATCCGGTTCTTTTCGGTGCTACCTGTTTAGCTGTGGCTTGTACCTGACCGGTAGTGACCTTCATCGCTGATGATGCGGCTTCAATAGTCGCTTCCGCTGTCGTGCCTAGTTCTTCCATCAATTTATCGAGGCCAGACCATGTGACGTTGGTATTAGCCATTACTTGCACCTCCAGACACGATGAATACAGTTGACTTGCGATTTACGAATGTCTTATTGATTGTCCATTTGACACCATCAAGCTCGATCTCGTTCACAGGCAGTGCGGGATTCTTTACGTGAATCTCGTAGGCCATGGTGTTCGCAAGGCCGTATACAGACAGCTCTTGTGCACCGGTGATTGGAATCGTCAGGCAAGTGACCGTCTCACGCGTCTCTGTCGGCCTGTCATGCAATGGATCGGCGGGTGGTGACTTCCGGATTAGGGTGATTCGATTGTTGTATCTCATACGAACCTCATCCCCGGTCTTCGGCTTTGTGATGACTCGCGATAAACGTCAAGGCCGTCAGCATATTTAGACAGATCAATGTTTTCCCAAGTATTTGATACATTGCCCTCACCGCTGGCAGTTTTGCCTTCGTCACCAATGCGGTTGTACATCTTAACCACAACGTCCTTGATTACCCATGTAACAGCAGTTGGCACTGTTTGGTTGATCACACCGTCTTGGTTGATATAGGCCAACACGCGAGCATTTACGTCATTAATAAGGTCGTTTAGCAAGTTGTCTTGAAGTGTGTCAGTTAAACCGATGCGAAGTTTCACACTTTTCAAAACATCTGCATTAGTATCTGAATCAGCCATCATTTCACCGCCTTTACTGCTTGCACGTACTTGTATGAACACTTCGACTTGTCAACGAAGCTCAAATCATCTTCAAATGGTGTGTGATTAACGTACTTGCCTTTGAAGAACAATTGTTTGTCATTCACAGTCACGCCAGCATTATGCATGATCTTGGTTTCATTCCATCGTTTGACTGGATCAGTAGCCCAACAAAAATCGAGCTCATCACTGATGACGGGCCCAATGTTGAAGTACATCATGTTCCAAAGCTGCGACCACATTTCAGCAGTCCATTTTTGGATATTGCTGTCGACTGTCTGCAAATACTGCCACAGCCGGTTACTGTCGGCATACACCTTGCGCCAGTATTCTGCTGACGGGTGACTGATGATCCACTGAGCACCACCAGAATTGTGATTGATTGTCTCAAGTGATGCTAATGTGACTCCGACAATGTCAGCCATGCGTTTCAGGATTTCTTCTCCGTGTTCGCACTGCTTAATATAGCCAACGCTGATGTAGCTCAACGTGTTACTGCACAACCAACGATCAGGATTTGCTTTCAGCTTGCGAAAGTCTGGACGTTTTCGGAAGATGACATCGCTGTCAAAGTAGAAATAGTCCTCATTCTCACGCTCAGGGTCTTCTGCAAGATATTGCCACCAAAGCCAAGGCTTCACAGATGGGATATATTGCTTGTCTGAGCGCTTGTCGGTGTACGTGTGTACTTCTACTCCATATTTGCTTGCAAGCGTTTCCGGCACCTTAGAATCATGCACAGTGAAGAGCAAAACGACATCTCTCATGTCAAACCCGACACTTTGCAGATTGGTTAGGCAGACTTCCAACTCCCACTCAAAACGCTTAATGGCAGGTTGACACAAAATAAGCTTCATTCTGTCCTCCAATCAGCCGCCCGGTCTCCCGTACTGTCCCATTTCGATAGGCGACTTAGATCAATTAACTACGGCTTGCTAGTGGTAGTCGTGGTGGATGGCGCCACAGTCGAAGTCGTGGTAGTTGCTGACGTCCCGGCAGTGAAGATTGCCTGACGGTTGTCATCGCTGATCCACTGACCAGCCTTGCCTGCGCCCTGAAGGGCAACACCCGCAAAGTTCTCGGATTGAATCGTCCGAACAACGTTGATGCCAGTGAATGCACGGCCAATGTTATCAGGTGCGAAGATGATAGACTTGCCAGCCATGTAACGGGTAGGCGTCTTGGTAACAACGATGTCACGGAAGCGAACGATACCGTTTTCGTCAATGTTCACAGCAGAACCTTTGTAGCTGGTTACTAAAGTGTGGTCGATGATTGCGTTGTATACTTCGGCAGTAACGTATGCGCGAACCGGAACAACGACTTCAAGATCGGTGTAGCGTTCTGATGCTGCTTCAAATACCTTGTTGACATCATCAACAGCGCCCAAGTCAGCAGCCGCACTTGCAACCAAGTAAGCACCTAACTTGTTGTTAAACAGACGCGTCTTAGCTTGTGCTTGCAAGTTCAGGCGGTCAGCAACAGCAGAGTTCAAGTCTGTGTTGACAGTGAACTGATCAATGCCTTCGTTGAAGCTCCAGTTGAAGTCGTACGGTACATCGATGTCGCTGTATACGATCTCTTTCATTGGCCCGAACCGATTGGAATTGCTGGTGCCAGAGCCAAACGCAACGTTAGGATCGGTGTTGTAGTTGCCAACAGCAACCGGCACATCATTCGCCTTAACACTGAACGCAATAGCGTTGTTCTGAATGCCATCGAGTGCTTGCAAATCACCGAATGTTGGGGTGAATGTGCTTTGCACGCCGAAAACGGTTTGCATCATTGCAATGAATTGCTTCTGATAGAGACGTACTGGTAAATTGTTGTTTTCTGTAGCCATAACTAGCTACCTCCTATTTTTTCTTGTATTGTGACATGATTTTCTTGAATGGATCGTCGGCACCATCAAGGGCAGAAGCACCATTCTTAGGTGGATCAGTTTGCAGCTTGGCTTCAACCTGCTTGTTGACCGTTTCCTGAATTGTCTTTTGAATGTTCTCAACAGCCGTCTTGATCTTGTCAGCATCACCCAACGCTACCAGAGAACTAGCAAAGTCAGTTGGCAGTCCTTTGTCAACGAGCAATGACTTCGTGCTTGTCGATAATTCGCGCTGATTGAGTTCAGCCTCACGCTTATCTAATTCAGCCTGCCGCTGTTTCTCAAGCTCTTTGGCCTTTTCATCTTCGGTCATCTTAGCAAGTCGAGCGCCTTCGCTCTTGGCGTCCTCAAGCGCCTTAGCCTGTTCTGCTTCCCACTTAGCCTTGGCTGTTTCCAGTGCCTTTGCTGCGCGCTTATCGGCCTCGCTGTCAAGTTGAGCCTGCGTATATGTGGTAGGTGCCTGAGTGGTCGTCTCAGTTGTCTGAGTTGCTTCAGCTTCTTCCTGAGTTTGTGTTTCTTCTGCCATGATGGTTCCTCCTGTTTTCAGCCCAAAACGAATAGACGTGCTAAACGACCCCAGCCACGCCATAATGCCCAGCCACGGTCACGCGTCTATCACTTCACGCTGTTATTTTTAAGTAGTTTAGGGACTTGCTCGGGTCACGAGATTACTTTTCTACGTCTGCTAATGCATAACCGCAAGCGCTTGTGCTATTGAATACTGCTGTTCGTTTCACGCCGGTAGCATTTCCGGTATATTCAAAGCTGAATCCCTTAGTAGTTGGCTTGAAATTAGAGACATTATCGAACATGTATGTCTGTCCATTATTTGTAAAAACGATTAATTGCTTCATGATATTTCCTCCTAATTATTGCCGGTATCGTATGCTGCCCACGAGCAAAGGCAGTTGGGGTGAGCTGGGATCATTCCCTCGGCTTGCTTTAGCGTGTAAATTTCACCACTGTGCTGTAGGCAGATGTTGCATGCACCAGAGTTGATAACCCACACAACCTTTTTGTAGCCAGCCTCACGAGCATTCACGATGCTTTGATGAGCCATGACACGATCGCTCTCGGTTCTGATAATGCGATCTGACTGATACTTCATGACACCAAATTCCTTGCGAAGCGCTGGGCTCTGTGTGATTGGGTTGCTGTGTGTCAGCAATGCATTCTTCATCATCTTGACCAGATCATTGCGCAGAGCATCTTGATTCGACCAAATGCGATCGCTCCATGTCGCACCATCGAACATCTTATTGATTGCTGATAAATCCGCTTTGATATGCTTGCCGTAAATTGATGATCCCAGCTTGGCAGTCTGTTTTGCCAAATCTCCAAGAGTGGTACCGATATAAGCGGCAACCTTGATGGCCAATGCCGTTGAGTATACATAGGCGGCATATGACAGCAGTTCATCGTTGTTGGCAACTGATTTCTGCTGAACGCCTGCTGACTGAGCATCTCGATCAAGCTGTTCTTTCAACTCGGGATCGTAATACCGCGAATCATCAGCGTGTGTGTAGTCTTCGTGTTTCTCATTGAATGCATACCAGAATGCCATGAATGCCGCTGTGTATTTGGCAACATCACTTGCTATCTGGCGGTGTTGCTTGTCCTGCTTGTCCGCGAACGCCTTGATCCGTTCCTTCAGTGTCTTCGTCATTGTTCGTCAAATCCTCGCTGTACTCACTGTCTGCTCGTTGTTTGGCAATCATGTCAGTGATCTCTTGTGGATCAGTGACGCCTGGTGCAAATCTGTACAAATATTCTTGTGGCAGTGTCGCACCCGCAGCAACAAGCGCTTGAATCTGCGTAATGTCGTCTGTTGGCAAGTTGTCTCGGAAAGTGAATTGAATCGTATTAGGGTCTGTCTTCATTCCGCCTGACACGCTTTGATCCAATGCATAGATGATTGAATATCGCCGAAACAATGATTTCTCAAACATTCTCCGCTTGATTGCCGCCAGCTCAACAGTGCCTAGCAGTTTGTACTTCATTGCAACGCCAGACACATTGGCCGCAAAGTTGCTGTCAGTCAGGTCCGGTGTGTGGCTGAACTTGTGAATATCGTCTGCAACACGCTTCTTGTATGCTTCGGTCCCGCTGACGTCATATTCTTTATTGATGAATTTGGCATCGACGCTAGTCTGTTGACCGTTGGGGGTTATTCGAGACTTTAGCAACAGCATGTTGGCAGCTTTTTGTTCTTTGGCAATTTCTAACTTGTCCTGTGCGAGCTTTTTCATTGCCTCAGGATCGTTGGGGTCAACACCGCTTAGAATCGAACTGCCGTTGAATAGCGCGTCAATATCACCACTGATAACCAGCAGTGCGTCATTTAGATCGGTCATATAGTTAGCTGTGTCAGACTGTGCTGAATCGTACAGGTCAATCAGTGAGATCACATGTTCGAAGTCACCTGTTCGGAACCGGTTGTTGTCATACTCGACAACGGGGAATACACGAATGATTTCACTGTGGTCTAAATACATTGCTCCACCAACCGTGGTCGGCTTGTAAACATCATGCTCTGTGGCCGTCCACGTTTCGGGGATGATGTTGATGATTGTCTTGTTGTTATCATCAACCAACTCCACCGAGTGATAGCGAACAGCCATGATTGGTTGCGGATCAACATCAAGTGAGTAGATGACGAACGTGTCAAGCGGATCTAGCCGCACGCAATGCTCAATCGAGTCACTACCGTAGTAAACATACTCGTAAGCACGCCCATATCGCGTCATATCGAGGAACAGATCATAGTTGAGCGCATCTAGGTCGTTCACCTGTGTGATCTTGTCAAGCCGCTTGTCATCTTTGTCAAGTTTCACATTAACTGGATTACCGACTGAATATGCAGTCTGGAAATCAGCAATGTACTTGCCAAATGAATGAACAGCTCGATAGTCTGCCTTGCCAGCTTCGATGCGCCTTGAATCTGGCGTTAGAATGTCTTCGTTCTGTCCTTTGTAATATCGGTCAAGCTTTTTCAGCCGTGGAAGCTGATATTCGTGGTGGTGGAAAATGAACTTCATAATCCGATCCGGAGTGAGGTTCGTAATGTCTTCTTGATACAGTAAGTTTGATTCTTCAAATGGATCCATGATGTCACCCCAATCCTAGGTTTTTGATTGTCTGAATACGTTCTTGGTTGCTCATGTAATGGCCGGCAGTTCTGAACATAAACGGTTCCATCGCATACCGTAATGCATCAATCGCATGGTTATTAGCATCGACTGGTATGTTCGTCCAGTTGTCAAACTTGTCTTTTGAATAAACGTAGGTATTAAATTCTTCCAGCAGTCCCTTGACACGGGGATGAACAACAAAATGGTATGACTGCATGTATTGAATACCCTGTGAGACGCTATCTTTGCCCTTACCAGCGCCAACGATGTTTGGCACACCATATACACCTGATAGCTCAGATATGAGCCTCTGCTCGGCGCTGTCAGCCGTTATCTGCAAACCGTAGCCCTTATGCTGCCCGATAGCCTCAGCAATCTGCTGTGTCAGCATTCCTTGCTGATAGAACTCATCGTAGATGTACACGACTCTGTTCTGCTGATCGATTGCCATGAACTCGCCTGCTGTCGGGTCATGCTTGAAACCGAAGTCAAGGCCAACTGCCTTTGGCAGCGCTGCAATGTCGTCCGCTTTGAAATCGCGTTGCTCGAACAGGCCATCGAACACAAGCCCTTCTGCAATGCCCCAGTCGCCATATACAGCAACACGGGCACGATTAGGATTGCGCTTGATCATGTCCTTGAGGCTTGCAATGTAATCATCGTCAAGATATGGGTTGTCCTTGTATGTGGTAGTGAACGACTTAGATCGTGGGTTCTTTGTGTCTGCATCGAAGAACTCCTGCTTGAGCCAATGTTGATCGCTCCACGGGTTGAACGTGATGATCGATTGGTAATAGCCATCCGGATCGTTGATCTCGCCACGCATGGTTTCTTCAACGGTCTTGAATGCGTCCAGAGACTTAAGTTCGTATGCTTCTTCCCACCATGCACGAGCAAGTACGCCAGTTGTTGGTTGCAATGAAGTAACGGCCAGTGGCTTGTCCATGCCACGAAAAAACACCTTCTGGCCGGTTGGCTTAAAGGTGATCTCAAGAGGGGACAATGTGAACTTGAATAGATCGTAAACGCCCAACCTGAATGCCGCTTGCTGGATAGTTGAATATGTCGAATCTTTGTTCGTATATGCGTATTGGCGAAGCACAATCCAATTGACGTAAGGGTGCAAGATTATCTGCATAATCACATCCTCGGCAACAGAGAATGACTTGCGCGATCCACGACTGCCTTTGTATGTTAGGTAGCGTGTTCTGTCATTGTACAGTGGTGCATAGGCTTTGGGGACAATTGAATTCAGATCGATGTTAATCTGCACTGTCGTCGCCTCCGTCTTGCTGAATTGGCTTGATGTTGATTGTGATATTGCTTGTGTCTTCGCTAGTTTCACGTTTGGCCTTGGCTTCCATGATGTTAGCCTCAGCATTAGACTTGCGAACGTCAGCCTTAGTTTTGGCAACCTGCTGGTCTTCTAGTTCCTTGCTTGAGTTCCTGAGCATACCCTTATACTTCAAATACAACTCAAGAGCTTCGACCTGCTGCTTAGGCCCTGGGGAATATTTCATTGTCGTGTCTTCTATCATTGCCTTTTGAAGATTGTCATATGTCGAGCTTCTGGCAGTGATCTGACGTCCCATGCCAATATCAAGCAAGTGTGTAATTGCCTTTTCGACATCGAGATCAGCCTTGCGTTCAATCGGTTTCAGTCGCTTTTTGATGTACTCTTGAATTTTAGGTGTTTTTAGGGTCTTACCGGCGTTTGCTCCGATGTTATTAGGAGAGTACCCAGCGGCTCTCGCAGCCTCTGTAGCGTTGCCTCCGTTGGTAAGATAGGCATCAGCGAATGCTTTCTGCCGCTTGCTTAGTTTCATCACATATCACCACACCTCCCGCGCTTTTTCTTGTCTTCCTTAGCTTTCTTCTTTTGGCGCTCTTCTCTTGACAACTTCTCGATGATGTATTTTTCTGTTCCGCAGACGTAGCCGTAGTCTACTCTTCCCATACGCTTAGTTGAGCTCATAAGTACACCTCAATCGCGTGTCGTCATAAACGAACGCATACAGCAGATGTTTGCCTGTGGTGAAGCCATTCTTAATCTCATAGGGATCATTTGGCTTTGCTGTTCCAAGCTGGCGCCACATAATGCCACGATCATCTTTAAACCGCTCGCTATGATAGTGGCCTGAGTGAAGTTCGTATGTTTTTGCCATATTGAATACCTTTTTGTACTCAAATGGAAAAAGTCCTGTCAGCTTGTCCTTAGCTACATCTCCGTGTGCAAGCATAATGCCAACATGCCCTAGCAAGTATGCACAGCGCCAGTCGGTTGCCGGATTACTATCATTGAGATCAACGTGTACTTGTGGATAGCGATCTATCAGCGCATAAAGAAAAGCGTATTCGAGATCACCTGAATGGTTACCGAACACGCTCTTTATTGAGACGCGATTGCTATATTCAATTGCCAGCGGAACAATTTGATCAAACAGCTTCACTGCATCATGGAATGCTTGACGCATGTTTGCGTGATCTAATTGTGTTCCTCTAACCGTTTGTGTTGCATGAATCTGATCACTATGGAATAGATCTCCCAATTGCTCGATCACAATCTCGTTGTAGCCGTCCATGATGATCTCTCTAAGTTGACTCACCATGTCTTTTAGATCGGCGAATGTTGTCCAGCCAAAATGCAGGTCAGGCAATGGGATGACTAAGTTGCGATCGCCCGATTTCTTCATGCCGTAATTGACCGGAATGATTTTGTCGTTGAACGCTTCAGCCATTTCATTTATCGATAAGCCTTGTTTCGGCTTTACGCGAATATGAATGCTATACTGCGGAACTGTGCCGTCTTCGGTACTATGCTGCTCATACACTTTGTAGTCGCCTAAGACCATCTTGAACTTATCAGGATCGTATCCACACAACTCCATCAAAGTTCGTGGGTCTTTATTTGGCTCATGCTTGAGTCTCATTAAGGCAGTGACTGTTTGGCTACCATCAGCATTAAGAGCGACTTTTCTGTCAGCGGATGGCGTCTCCCTATTTGTGCCATCTGAATCGTAATCGTTCTTTAGTGGTTTTTGGAACTCGATGCCAAGCCGTCTTGCTTTGCCTTGAAGAGCATCATAGCTAATTCCTAGCTTGTCTGCCGTCTCGCGTCTGGTAAATCCTTCAGAGGCGAGCTTCCTAATTCCGCTAATTTGTTCATCTGTCCATTGCATCTACTCGCCTCCGAAGGTTACTGTTTTACGTATTTTAGCAATAGTTCTTCTGGTCGCTTACCCTTGGTTTGAAAGGATTGCTTTTTGCCCAAAATAAAAGCCACCTCGGTATGAGGCAGCTGCGTGTATTCGCTAATATATATCTGCTTTGCCGGACATTTTGCGAGCCAACGCTGGAATGATTCATTGTCAAAACCACCGTAGTCTTTAGATGTGCCAAAATATGGTGGATCGCAATAAACAATATCATCATTTTTTATGTTAAGAAATCGGTAATCTAACGTTGAATATTCAATCGAATTTGGTTGCTCAAGTTGCTGGAGTTGCTCAAGTTGCTGGAGTCGCTCGAGTTGCTCGAGTTGCACCAATCGGTTTCGGCGCCATTTGTGATAGACTGTGTATTTTCCAGAGATGCTTGTCTCATTTTTTGCATATGCATAAAGGCCATCAAGCTGTGTCCCTGTATCTCCCCAAAAAATCGCCCGTGTCAGTTGCAATTTTTCTTTTTCTATTTTCTTTCCCCACAAATAATCTTTTAGGTTATTGCTAAAGCTCCAAACGGTCAACACGAGAGTACGCTCAATTGAATTGGGCATATTATCTCGCCAGTTGTCAAACGTTTTGCGATCCATATATACATACTTCATCAAATCGAAATTAGGGCTGTCTTCGATTAATGCTTTTAGCAAATTAACAACCGTTTTTCTCCGGTCATTGTAAACTACTGCGTTCCATTTACCTGATGAGGCTGCTGTCAAGCTGATTGATCCACCACCTCCGAATACGTCAATGAGACGGTTCCCAGCAGGCAAAATGTCGATGATCTTTTCTGCCTTTTGGCCCTTGTTGCCAACGTATGGTAATCCGCGTTTCCATTTTTCTGACTGTTTCAAGTTGATTTCCTCCGAAATTATGTATAAAAATAGCACCTCACCGTTTGGCGGAGTGCTTGGGCAAATAAAAGACGACGTAGCGTCTATTAATTATTTAACTTTTTACACGAATACCGGTTTTTTTGTGTTTTTTAAGCATAATCTTGCTGATGACATCAACAACGTAATAGATATCCCACATTGAAACCAAGAATATTGAAGCCCAAACAACTAAAACTAGAGTGTTGATTAGCTTCACTCCCAATGAAGGAATAAAGTCAAATGACACTGTAATAACTATGAAGACAATATCCTCTATAAAGATTGTTCTGATTTTTCGGATTAACGCCCCAAAAAAATCTTGAGACTTCGAAACTTTATCGGTTTCTTTAAAAAACTCTGACGAATGTCGCTCTCCAATTAGTAACCCAATAAAGATTCCGGCTGTTGCTAATATTATTGACGAGATAGCAATCATATCACTAGACCCAGCACGAATACTTTTCAGCTTTCCATAATAGTAAAAGATACCTATGAAACTAGAAATAATCATTGCTATCAACCACCGTAGAACATTAATTTTATCCGTGAAATCACCGAGTTTAAAAACCTCTTTCACTTTTGAAACAAACTCTTTCGAGCCCCGAATACCCGGCATCTAGGATCACCTCTTCAGTGATTATCTGGTTTGGGAATAGCACGAGCAGCTTTCTGCTTACATGCTGCTTAGTCATAATTACATCTCCCAAATATTGTTTGTGACCTCAGTATAGCAAAAATGGTGGTGGGTGGTTCCCCATCACCAACAAACAATATTTGGATGTACTAGCATTATATACAAACATTAGTTCGTAAGTCAACTAGTACAATGCAACCGCCGGGATTCGAACCCGACAAGGCCACAAAGTTGATCCTACGGTTGCTGCTCGCTCTCCCAGTGTCAGATGGGGTCATCGCAAGCTGTGTCCGGTCGCTAAACTGGACAATGTGGCATGCGGGAATCGAACCCGCCTGACTATCTCAGCCAGTCCATTTGCCACGCCTTGCCACAGCTTTATCATCACTGAGGCTCGGAGGAAAAATGCGGTGTCTCAGGTTTCTCACCTTTGGCACAATAC